AATATACACCATAATTATAAGTATTTTTAAAATATATTTGATCAGGTTTCATTTCTTGTTTTTTTTTATAAATTTCTAATGTCTTTGATTGATTACTTTTACTCATATAATTATTTAATATTATATTTTCCTTGAATTTACCAAAACTCAAAATATTTTTTCTCTAGTTATCATAAATGAAAATAAATTTATTATTATACGGATTCATTATAGTTTTGTCAGTTGTCATCCTTTTTTACTGGACCGATTCTTTATTTAAAAACAATTATATTCAAGAGGCTTTTTCAAATATATCACCCATTCAAGAAGGTCCCGATACCACGCATAGTGTGAATTTACCAAACCCTGCTTTTAATAAATACACCTGTAAAAATATTTGCGGTCCACCTGGACGTTGTCGCATAACTGGTGAAGACTGTGTATCTGACGTGGATTGTTATGGTTGTGTCCCTCCACCAATTTATAATCGTGAAATAAAAGATCAAAAAACCAACATAAAACCAGTCATGAGTACATTTTCAAAAGATATTACTAAAACCGCTTCTGATATTGATGCTGGTGCTAAACCAGCAAAATATAATATGGGCGTTGACATGTGGAAATCTGATTTTGATTTAGAAGAAAATATTTTTAAAGAAAAATATTATCCGTCGGGTGATTTAACATTTCTTATGAAATATCCAGTAAGAACCACCTTTAGTGGTGAATTTTTAGATGACGGAGCGTACGCGTTTAACGCATCCACATAAGAAATACAACGATCAGTAACAGATTCACTCGTGACATATTTTCTTTTATTTTAAAAAAAAACAATAATATATATGTAATCATCAATTTTTCATATTCATTACCAAACTTTTCTAACAATAAACTAAAATTCTCGTCTTCATTATCATCATCCTGAACCTCATCCTCCTGTGAAATATTATATATATCTATATTACTTTCAGCATTTGATTCTTTATCACTATCCTCATTTATTTCTGGAATTATACAAGATTTCGCATGATTATTAAACGATATTTTAGTATAAAACAACTTATTACAATTTTCGCATTCCAAAGGATTTTCATTTATTTTATGTTTATCTGTTTTTAAATGCTTAATAAAACTATTTCTTAAGGGCGTATAATAACTACATGTTGTACATGTATATAAATTCGTATTTGGGTCTTTCAACAAAATGTCATCATTATTGAATTCAATTGTTGTCATTTTATATGATATTGTCTGAATATAATAATATAATTAGTAAAATCTTTTTATATTATTTATTTTGTATTTGTATTTATTTGTATTTATTTGTATTTATCTGTATTTATCTCTATTAAGTAGCATACATTAAACCGCAGTTTCCGCCAACAAAAGTCACCATATTAATTCGTTCCTCAAAAACCACCAAATTAAAATTATAATCATATATTCTCCAAGTAGGTTTATTAATTCCTATAATTTGTCCCGACTCGGGATCACATATTGTAAGTGATTGAGCATATGGGTCAAGCGATGGAACGATCGTATTTAATTCAAATTCAATAGTTGTAAAACGACTCATATTAATCGCTCCTGATGGCTGTAAATCAAATGGTGACGTATTCATACAAAAATTATAGACATATAAACCATCTGGAGCATTACCAGCGGTTCGTGTGTATTTTTCTATATAATTATATACACCAACGGGCTGTGCGTTTTCACGATATGAACCGTCCAACAATAAAGCCATCGATATTAATATATTTTTTTCATTTTCTAAATTATAATTTCCAGTTAATAACCATCCTGTTAATTTACCGTCCGAATTTACGCCTGGACCTATATATACAACGGTTGTTGTACCGTCAGGGTTTGTCCGAGTAATTTGATAATCTCCACTTGTTGATGCTGGTATTAAATCATACGGCAAATAATTATATGGCCAGTTGGTATAATTACTCCACTCATTGCGCAAATTAGCATCACTTCGTTGCATATAAAATGTATAATTTGAAATCATACCAATCGAATTCAATTGTACTTTATTTGATCCCGTCACATTATAAAAAATATCTTCTCGCACTTGTCTAAATAAATATTTTTGTTCATTCAACGCAAATATACGCGATTCCGCATTTGATAAAAAACAATATGTACAATTCAAATGAACATCCGCATTCCATAATGTCCTCGTGTCTGTATATGAACTTACTCCTAGAGCAACATCTGGTGGTGTCTGTAAAAAACGGTAAAACTGCATATAATATAAATTAAAATTTGGTGCTATATACGGATAATTATTTTCGCTATCCATGACATCACGTATTTGAAACAACTCCTGTATCGGTCTCATGGTAACATTTATTTGTAATTCATTGTATTGTAAAGCCACTAAAGGGAATGCCATCTGAGTCTTCATAGTAAACCATGAATTTAATGGAATATATAATGTTCTACCACGAATTGACGGTTCCGCGCCTGCTGGATTTGTCGTATAATATGCGTTTGGATATGAATTCACACGACTACCCGAATTTGCCGGATTATTTAATTCAGGAACATTTCCGGTCATCTTATCGAAAAGCGCCTTCTTTTCCGCGGAAAAATCACGCTGTGCCATCGCAAGTATATAGGCACCCGAATATTCTTGTAATGTTTGATTCCCACAAGTAATTGTAATTCGCGAAATCATTTGTGCACCAATATTTTCGATCCATTTGAATTCATATGGTATCCACGCCCCAGTATTATTTTCTGTGCTAGTGGCATCGGTATCTGGTGGGAATATAGGACTCCATATATTAGGTAAATCTACGCTCAAATAACAATCCATTAAAAGATCCGCATAACGCTTTACTTTAAATGTAAAATTTGATTCTTCTGATAAACGTAATGTTCTAGCACCTTCAAAATCAAGTCTAAATTTTTGTAATGAAAAATTAGTATATTTATGATATGTTGATTTAAAAAATGTTTTACTTGGATTACCTGTTAAAACAATATCTTGATTACTTGCCGAAACCAATTGTATTAATCCTCCACTCATTTATCTATTATATTATAGTAATAAATTTATATTTAACTGATTTTAAATATTTTTATTAATTTTATTATAGTTTTTAAATACTTTAATAATTTTAAAATACTTTTATTAGTATATATTAGATACTACTAAAAGATGGATAATATAAAAGAATTTAAAAAATTATTCAACCGCGATGACATTGTGCCATATATTTTTGGTGCTGTTATGGTAATACTTGTCATTTCATTTGTAGTTTATTATTTATATATGAAAAATTTAATGAGCTCCGAATGTAATTATATGAATGATAAATATGGAAAAATAAATGGAAAAATTCAATCTGTTAATTCAGCAAACCCTAATTCAAAATATACATTAAAAGATTATTATATTAAAACCGCATATAATTGTTGTAGTGGTGGTTCATACAAAAATGATTATGTAAATACCTGTAATTTAACAAATGTTCTTAAACAAGGCTGTCGGGGACTTGATTTTGAAATATATTCAATTAACGATCAGCCTGTTATTGCGACTTCAACGAATGATAGTTATTATATTAAGGAAACATACAATAGTGTTCCTTTTGCCGATGCTATGAAAATCATTATAAATTATGCCTTTTCAGATACGGGTGCGCCTAATCCAAATGACCCCATCTTAATTCATTTAAGAATCAAAAGTAGTAATCAAAAAATGTTTCAAAATTTAGCAAATATATTTGATACTTACGATAAATATTTTATGGGACCTGGCACAAGTTATGAAAGTAGAAAAACCAATTTTGGAAATACAAAATTACTTGATTTATCCAAGAAAATTATTTTAATTATTGATAATAGTAACAAAGCATTTATGGATAATCGTGATTTATATGAATATGTAAATATATTGAGTAATTCTGTATTTATGCGCGCTCTTAGAAATTATGATATTAAAAACACCCCAGATCTTGCCGAATTACAAAATTTCAATAAAAAAAATATGACAATTGCCATGCCAGATAAAGGATCTAATCCGTCAAATCTAAGCGCAGCAGCAGCGAGATTAACTGGTTGTCAAATGATTGCCATGCGTTTTCAACATCATGACGTAAATTTACAAGAATGTGACAAATTTTTTAGTGATGCTGGTTGTGCGTTTGTATTGAAACCAGAAAAATTACGTGACATACCAGTAACTGTTTCTGCTCCAACACCTCAAAATCCAGCGGTAAGTTATCAACCTCGATCAGTAAAAACAAAAAATTATAGTTTTAATATTTAAGGGAATTTCGGGGATTATATAGGGTTCATAAAGGTATAAATATATTATCTCTACATATGTTAGATAATATATCTAGGAAAATATGAATAAACTATGCGATAAAAATATGTCATTTGAAGATTGTGAATTAGTCATTTTACGTTCAGCTGTGGATAAAGCTGAACACATGGTTCGTAAAAAGGCAATTAATTCTCCTGATATCACCAAAATATTAACGATTGTTGAAAATTTTATAAAGAAGAAAAGTTTTATTTGTTATGGTGGAACAGCCATCAATAATATACTTCCCAAACAAGAACAATTTTATGATAAGGATATTGAAATTCCAGATTACGATTTTTTTAGCCCGAATGCGCTGAATGACGCAAAAGAATTGACGGATTTGTATTTCAAAGCAGGTTTCCCCGAGGTTGAAGCGAAATCGGGGGTTCATCATGGAACTTACAAAGTATTTGTAAATTTTATTCCCATCGCTGATATTACCTTGTTACATGTTGATTTGTACAAAAGCATTAAACGTGAAAGTATTAGTGTCGGAGGTATTTTATATGCGCCTGCCAATTTTTTAAGAATGTCCATGTATCTTGAGCTGAGTCGCCCGGCAGGCGATATATCTCGCTGGGAAAAAATATTAAAACGACTGACACTTTTGAATAAACATTATCCGCTTAAAACCGATAATTGTCAGGAAATTAATTTTCAAAGAGAGATGAGCGATGATAAAAAAGAAGCAAAAATTTATGATAATGTGAAAAACACACTAGTGAATCAATCTGTCGTTTTTTTTGGCGGATATGCCATGTCAATGTATGCCAAATATATGCCAAAAGAAATACATCATCAAGTCAAAAAAATTCCTGATTTTGATGTCATTTCTGAAGATGCTGGGTTAACTGCTGAAATTGTGGTGGAAAGATTAAAAGATATTGATGTGAATAACGCGCGTATTGTAGTCAATGAAGCAATAGGTGATGTCATTCCAAAAAATTATCAAATCATGATTGGTAAAGATACGATTGCTTTTATATATGAACCAATTGCTTGCCATAGTTATAATCAAATGACTGTAAAAGGGCAGAAAATAAAAATAGCGACGATTGATACCATGTTGAGTTATTATTTAGCTTTTGTATATGCGGAAAAAAAATACTATAATGTAGATCGTATTTTATGTATGGCAAACTATTTATTTGAACTACAACAAAAAAATAGATTAAGTCAAAGGGGTGTATTGAAAAGATTTAATATTGTTTGTTACGGACATCAAAAAACAATTGAAGAAATTAGGTCTGACAAGGCGCAAAAATTCAGGGAATTAAAACAAGACAGAAGCGGTAAGGAATTTCAAGAATGGTTTTTATCTTATAGACCCGCGGAGATAAAAATCGCAAAAGTGAAAACCAAGAATTATGGAAAACTCAAACACAAATATGTGAAAACATTACGGAGTCAAAATAAGAAAAATGGTAAAACTCGCAAAAATAAAAAGAAACGCGGGTTCTTTTTTTAGATTTCAATGTGTATAACTAAAAAGTTCCAAATAACGTGGTTGTCTTTGATAATATATAATACATGACGCCAAATAAAATACTCGTAAATAAATAACCATAAATATTAATATTTCCATCTTTAAAAAATAAAAAGGGCGCATATTTAAACAATAATCTTTTAAAAATGGGTAATTGAAACAAGAAATATAATATACACAGCAATAACGGAGTCTGTATTTCATCATACATTTGATCCATACTACTCATTCTCTCGTTTTGTTTATTGTATTCGGCTATAATATCCTCATTTTCCTGGTAATCCCTTATATAATCTTGCGACTCACTTGGGGCTGGGGGAATATAGTTGGGTTGTATAGATGGATCCTGTACAAGACCATCCGTATTTCTTGGAATATCCCTAGATTGTAGTTGGGTTAAACCAGTGGAACTGGCGTGCTGTAATCCGCTTACTAATTGATTAATGGTAGATTGGTCTAAACTCATTCCAGATGAGGCGGGTTGTTGGTTGTTACCATCAGTAGCAGGCATTCTTTCATTAATAGAAAAAGAAACATTTCCACCGACACTTCCGCCACCAGTTGGATCCGTAGGTAAGTCTAATATACTTGTTGTATCTCCGGACATATTATTATAATATAGTTTGATTATTATAATGATACAAGATACGCAAATCAGTGAATTTATTCATTATCTATTATTTTTTTACTTTTATCGCATTTCGTAGAAACATTTTTATAGGTATAACATTTTTCGCCAAATTTATATACATTGTCGTCTATTTCATCTATAGGAGGTGCCTTGTAAATTACACAGTTTTTACCTTTACAAACTGTTCTAAATAATGTGGCTAAACCTAATCCTAAAATGATGGACATTAATATTCTTCCACTTTCAGTATGTAAAAATTTAGATAGTCTCAACATATATTTACATACGATTATTATTTATAGTTACCTAAAATATTGTTGTTTTGTAATTTTACCGTTGTATTGGGGTTGATTTTATTTTTGATTTATCCGTTGGACATTTAACTTCACTTGCTTGATACGTATAACAATTATCTGCCTTGTCACGGTATTGTACACTACCGCTATTTTCTGGTGTCGGATACATATAAACCTCTTTTAAATCTGGACCCATAATATATACAAAAAAAAGACCAAATGCTAAACTACATAAAAACACTGGAATGGATATATATTTTGTGATTGACATTATTTCTATTATATATTATATTATTATTAAAATATTATTTTTTATAGAGATAATGATTCACCCTCTTCAATGACAACCTTTTTCTTTGAAAGATTTTTAGGTTCGCCTTTCCTTGATTTACGAGTCTTGTCTTTTTTACCAGACGACGTTGCGCCAAATTTCATTTTAATAACTCCGGTATCACCTAAAATATACTCTACACTTTCAAAAGAAATTGGTTCTTGAACCAAAATATTCATATTATTTTCTTTATCTACATAGGAAGCGGCATATTTTTCCTCCATGATTTCCTTTAAACGAGGTGTCATGTCTTGATAATATATACGGGCAATATCACTCATAAATTGTTTGTTATGGGTCTTCTTGTATTCATCTGTGTATTTTTTAATATTTGATATATTTGTATACACCTCGGTTTGTATTTTTTTTAAATTATTTTTTTTATCTATATTATCCGTTTTTTCATTCAATAATGACATGTAATATTCTGAACTTTCGATTGTGCCTTTGATTTCATCTTTGATTTCATCAAATTTTTGAACAGCTTGTTCTGAATCTATATATCCAAATAAAAAATCATTCTTATCCAATATGATTTGATGTTTGAATTTCTTTGTTTCTTCATCATTTTCATTCATTAAATTCCGTAAATCATAGGTTATGCCTAAATTGATTTCTATATCAAACGGACAAGGATTTTTTCTGTCCCCACACATTGCTTTCAATACTCTATCAAAATTGTCATTTACTTTGCTTTCAAAAATAGATCCCACACGTCGTTGACAATTTACACATTTAGGGACAATTTTTTTAAATTCAAATCTTTTATCTTTCCAACTTGCGTTTTTACTTTTTTTTAAAAAATCGGATTTATCTTTTTCATAATCATCCTCATATTTTGATTTTAGTTGGTAAAATTTATTTATTGCGTCCGCGAGAGGATTTTCATTGGATTCTTTCTTGGTTTCTTCTATATTTTCTATATCTACGATTTCTGCCATATTACTTATAAATTGGTGATATTTTATTTTTACGCCATTATACACATTTTATACCTTTCGATGTAATAGGGTGTGCTCGTCGTCCCATTGAGGTAATCCGGTGATTAATGATTGTTGTGCTCTTAATTTGGTTTCCTGGTAATTCCGGATTTTTGATAATACATATTGTTGTTTTTCCTGATTTTTTCGTTGTTTTTCAGCAGGTGTTTGTTTTCCCTTGTATTTAAAAAGAAGAATTGTTCCTAAAAGTAGAAAAAAACCAACAGCTAATGATATATTGAATATAATATTGTTGTATTTATTTTTAAATTCGTGGCATTGTTTTAATGTTTGATTTAAAAAAAATTTTACACCAGGTTCAATTAAGGTTGGTTTAGAAAAATCGTTAAAGTTCATAAATTATATAA